CTGTGTCCACCGAACTGGATGCTGTAAATCAAATACTTAGCTCAGTGGGACAGGCTCCTGTCACCACACTAGATCTTCAGAATCCTGAAGTATCTATTGTACTCAACACCCTCCGGGAAATCAACAAACAAGTTCAAGCTGAAGGTTGGATTTTTAACACTGAACGTAGTTATGAATTAGTTCCCGACAGTACGACTAACGAAATTACTTATCCATCCAACATGCTTCAAATTGATACTAATGTTGAAGCACATAAAAACAAGTATGATGTAGTCCGTAGAAGTGGTAAGTTGTATGATCGTTTGAATCATACCTATACTTTTACTGATAACATCAAAGCAGATGTAGTCTGGTTCTTTGATTTCACTGATGTTCCACCTGCTATTCAAGCTTACATTACTGCCCGAGCAGCACGTATGTGTTGTGTGAAGATGGTTGGTGACCGTGAGCTGCAAGCACTACTCCAAGAACAAGAGATGATGACCCGAGCTGCAGCTATCGAATATGATTGCCAGCAAGGTGATTATTCTATGTTTGGTTTCAGTGATGGTCACAATTATTACAATAGCTATCAACCTTTCCAAGCATTGATGAGATGAGCACTATTACCCAACGGATACCAAACTTTTTGCTTGGCATTTCGCAACAACCCGACAACCGTAAATTTCCGGGACAACTTAAAGATGCTGTAAATGCATACCCTAACTATGCTCTTGGCTTACTTAAGCGTCCTGGTGGTCAGTATGTAACTGAACTTGACGGAGCTAGTTCTTCAGGCAAATGGTTTTCTATCCTGAGGGATGCTCAAGAAAAATATGTCGCACAGTATGATGACAACACTTTCCGTGTTTGGAGTTTGCTTGACGGCAGTCCGAGAGCAGTGGACATGGGTAGCAATACTGGTGTTCCTGGTACTTGTACGTTAGCTGACCTTAAGTCTACTCTTGCCACTTATAATACTGCTGTAGCTGATACTGCTACCAAGCTTGGACTGCTTAATGCTGCACAAGCTGACTACGCTGAGAAACTGGCTGGTCAAGATGCAACAACTGAATCGTTGTTTAAAGTCAATTACAACTACCCATACGGTCAACTTGATCAATACCTAACCTCTGGTATTCTTGAGAATGCTTCTGGCATCTACACGGTTAAGAATGCTGACGCTGTTATTAGTGTTAGTGCTACACTTCCTGCAGGCTATGCTCTTGGTACTGAGTTAACTGATGAGCATCCATTACTTGCTTCTGAAGGTTATCGTGTCTACCAAGCTATTCTGACTGTTGCTGCTACTAGCAATGCTGGTGAACTGGCTACTGCTTTGGCTGCAATGAATACTGCACAAACCAACTATGATAATGCAGTAACCGCAGAAGCAACAGCTAAGACTGCTTATGACACTGAGGTTACCGACTGTGTTATCTCCGCAACACCGTCTAACGGTTACCTTTACGGAGCTACCGCTGATGACATTGAACTCCTAACTCTTAATGATTACACCTTTGTTCTTAATAAAGCAAAGACTGTAGCGTTGACTGCTGACACCAGTGCTGCTAAACCGAACGAAGCTTTTGTTGTTATTAAAGTTGTTGGTACTGGTGAATATGAAATTCTTTTAGATGGCACCATTCGTGGTCAATACACCGCAAGTGGTAGTCATGACACAGCTGATATTGTTAACAACCTTGTCAGTGATATTAACGGTCAAACCTTTGGTGGTACTACCTATACCGCTGTTGCTGCTGGTCCTGGTCTTTACATCAGTGCTGATGCAGCGTTTACTATTTCTGTTGTAGGCGGTCCATCAGAGAAATCTATTTTCGCATTCCAAGATACTACTCCTACTGTAGCTGACCTTCCTATCCAATGTAAGGATGGGTATGTAGTTAAAGTTGTCAACAGCATTGATGTTGAAGTTGATGACATGTGGGTTAAGTTTGTAGCAGATGGCACAGCTACATACGGTGTTGGTGTGTGGGAAGAAACGATTGCTCCTAATAGCCAGTACAAGTTTGATCCCCTGACTATGCCACATCAGTTGGTACGTCAAGCAGATGGATCATTTACTTATGGTCCTGTTACTTGGTCTGACCTGTTGGTTGGCGAATACACTGACGACATTAAACCGAGCTTTGTTGATTCTAAAATCAATAACCTTTTCTTCTATCGTAACCGACTAGGCTTCCTGTCTAACGAAGCTGTAGTCCTTAGTCGTGCTGGTGATTACTTTAATTTCTGGCCTACAACTGCGTTGACGGTTACCGACGATGATCCCATTGACATTACTGCATCTTCTGTGCGACCTGTCAATCACCGTTATGTACGTCCTACTAGCGTGGGTCTCGTTATGTTTAGTGATACTGAGCAATTTATCTTGACTACTGACGCTGACATTCTCAGTCCAAAGACGGCTAAGATTAATGAGTTGTCAAGTTATGAGTGTGATCCTGTAGTCGAAGCTGTAGCACTAGGTACGAGTCTAGCGTTTGTATCTAAGACCCCACTGTTCACACACCTATTTGAACTGGGTGAGATCAGTACTGACCGGCCACCGTTGATGAGTGAGCAGACAAAGATTGTACCAGAATTGATTCCTGAGTCAATCACGTCAATGATCGCATCACCGGCTGTCTCACTTGTCTCATTAGGTACTGCTGGATCTAGTACTGTTTATCAGTATCGTTTTCTGGAGCAACCGGGACAAGGTAGGGCAGCAGCGTGGTATAAATGGGAACTGACTGGTCAATTATTGGATCAATTCTTCGACGCTAATACCTACTACGCTACTGTTAAAGACAGTAACAACGTGTTTGTCCAGTCTTACGATTTGACCCAAGCAAATGAAGAAGGTTTCTTGACCCTTCCTACAGGTGAAAAAACTGATATTTGCCTGGATAACTGGTCTATTAACCCTTACCGTACGTATACTGCTGGTACTGATACTACCCGTGTCTACCTTCCTTACGATCACATTAGTGGTAAGACATTCTCTGTAATGGTCCTAGGAGGCTACATAGGCGCTTCTAGTAACGTGTCTGGTGAATCAGTCGGGGCAGTACTTTACCCCACCGTACAGGGGACTGCAGGTGCCTATTACGTGGATATTGACGGGGATTATCGTGGACGAGATTTGATTATTGGTTACATCTATAACATGGAAGTAACTCTTCCTAAATTCTTTGTAACTCAAGCTGAAGGTCAAATAGCTACTTCTGACTTTACCTCTGATCTTATTATCCATCGTGTTAAGGTTTCCACTGGTCTTAGCGGTCCAATTAAGTATGACGTAACTATTACTGGTAGACCTGAATGGAGTAAAACCGTTGAGGCTACTGCTCCTAATAGTTATGACCTTAATAGCGTTAACATGTCTGCTGATGCTATTCACACCGTTCCCATTTATCAACGTAACGAGAACCTTACCTTTAAAATTATTGGTGATACTCCGTTCCCAGTTAGTCTGTTGAGTTTGAATTGGGAAGGTAAATACAACACTGGTTTCTATAGACGATCCTAATGACTGCATCCACCCGTGGTTTCACCTTTAGACCAGCTACTATTAACGACGTATATGAACTAACCAGTCAAATGCTACCGAGAGGTTTGCAAGACTTTGAAAGAGTAGGACAACACCCTGTTCTTTCTTTAGCTATGTACATCCATGAAGATGACTCCTATCTTTTCTACGGACCTGATGGGAGTCTTTATGGTGCATACGGAGTTAGTGAAGACAATAGCTTTTGGGTTCAAATGACAAACAAAGTCAAAGACAACCCAAGAACAGCGGTTAGATTCGGTAAAGCGTTAATGGAACATATAAACCGTCCTTATCTTTGGACGACTATTGATATTGAAAACACATCACTTATTAATTTTGTGAGGTATTTAGGTTTTAAGGTACTACGGGTATTCCCAGATGGACCTGACAATGTTTACTCTATAGAGATTGTACGATTATGAATCAAAGTTTTGCCCTACAAAATTTTACCGGTAGCGGTGGTTTTGGCAGCGGTGGATCAACATTTGATCTACGTGGCTTTGGTAGTTCATGGGGAGGCAGTGGCGTTGGTCAATCTGCTGGTAAAGCTTTAAGTGGTAAAGGTGCTTTAGGTGGTGCTAAGGGTTTAATGTCTCTTGGCTCTATGCTTCCTGGCATCGGCACTGCCTTTGCTGTCGGTAGCATGGCTCTCGATGTAGCCGGGATGTTTATGGATGATGGTTCTGGTGAAAAAGCCTACCAAGAGGCTTACCAGAAAGAGATGGACCGGTTCCAAATGGAAGCCAGGAACCGTCAGCGTGAAGAGATGTTCCAAGCTCAACTAGCAATGGTTGAGGGACAACTAGAAAACAACTCTATCGCTGCTTGGGATGCCTGGTCTTCCGAACAAACCCGTCTAAATGAAGTTTACGATAAAGCAGCTTTTACTTCCCAAGCTCTTCTTAAACAGCTTTTGGAAGCACGAGGAGTTGCTGCAGCTGGTGAACGTTACGGTAAAAGCGCACGGCGTGTAGCCGATGTGTCTACTCTTGGTGCTTTTGGACGTTCACGTGCTCAACTAACTAGGCAGCTACAAAGTGAACGGTCGGCAACAGTTCAAAGCATGAAGATGACTTATCGTAGTCTCAACATGGCTAACGAACGTGCTTTGGCTAAACTGGCTCCTGTCGCTATGGAGTTTGCTCCACAACCGGCTTACACTGATTACACAACCTCTGGTCTCAAACAGGCGTTACAGATCGGTCAGTCCGCTATGACTGCTATGAAGAAGGGTTATGAACTGACCCCAGCTGGTGATAAGTTCTTTGGTAAAACCAAGCCTATCAAACAGGTCAAAATTAAAAAAGACTAAATCATGAACGGATTTCAAGAACAACAGTTGTTTTCCGGTGCTGCTAGAGTCCAAGGATTCCAGCCACAAGAGACACCAGATCTAACAACTGGCCTACGGGAACGTGGTGAAGTCGAACAAGCTAACTTGAAACGACTTGCCGCTGAGGAGAATCTGCGTCAAGCTAATGCTATCAACAAAAAAGTAGAAGTCTATGAAGCTATTGGAAACTTAGGTATTCCTTTAGCTAAAGAACTTGCTGAGTTGACTGCTAAAAGTTTCCTTGATTCTCAAGCAATCCAAGCACAAAACGACTATCGTAAATCAAAGGACCTTGGCACTACCCCTGAGGGTACTAAGGCTTACCAAGACATTTTAGAGCAGGCACGTAAAGAAGGTGTCATTACTACTGAAGCTGCTTCCCAGCTGGCTAAACAAGGTGGTTCTCTAGAGCAAATTAATTACATCAAAGGGTTGCCACGCTATCGCCAGTTGTACGCCATGCAGGCGTATCTGACTGACAAGCGTAATAACTTATCTAATGCGTGGGATCAATTTAGAGCGACCGACACACAGCAATACACTGACGTTAACGGTCAAAAGTTTACTGTTAAAGATCTAGAACTTAACCCTAACAAACACCGTTCTAAAATTGTATTTGATGCTTTTAGCCGAAAGCAATATCTTAAGGATGGTTTTAGTCAAGAGTTTAACCCTAACCCTGAAGTCTCTCGCATCTACAACGAAGGTCTGAACGAGCTTCAAGATAGTTACCTTACAAGTGTTGACAACCGGATTAACATCCAAACGTCTGAGGAACTTGTAAACAGCGGTATCCAAAACTTTCTGTCTAACGGAAACTACAACGATCTAGTTCGTGCTTACATGAACTCTTATGATCCTAAGACTGGTAAGATTCGTGACAATGCTGCAGCACTGGCTGCTGCTGAGGCTACTGTCGTTGGACTGTATGCTTCTGGTCAGATTACCCGTGAACAGGCTGTAGGTATCCGTACTCAAAAGGTTGAATGGGATAAAAAAGGTCGTGACTTTGATAAGTTCTACGCTAATCGTCTTTATGCTAAAGATGGTTTGTTTGCTCAGATTAACGCAGTTGATAAGCGTAAACTAGACATTGCTGAAACTCAAGATAAAATCAAGCTTCAACAGTTTGAGGATGCCTTCGATGCTCAAAAGAGAAAACTACAAGCTGAAGGCCGTCGGTTCACTAACGAAGATGTACAAGATCTTGTACGGTTTGGTCGGGATGAGCTAGGCTTATCCATGAGTGACATGAGCTTCATGTTGCAAGACTACCTGACTGCTCAAGAGGCTGATGATGAGGCACAAATGCGTCGTCTTCAACCTATCATTGATCAACAAGGTTTTGTTGAAATGTCAGACCTTGAGGGTGCTAGCCCTGAGCTTGTTGCTAAACTTAATCAGCAACGATTGATTCGTGATCAAGGTCTTGAGGAGTTGACTACTGGTAATAAGCAAGAGGCTCGTGATACTATCCGGGCGTTTACTGGAGCACGGATTAAGATTGAAGAAGGTCAACCAGAACCAGTTGAGTTTGTCCGTCAGTACAACAACGCTTACCGAGCTTATGAAAGCTACATGCGTGGCTATATGCTTGGTGGTATGACACAAGACGAAGCTCAGACTTTAGCAATTAAAAAGTTAAACGAAAACAACGCACAAGGTACTTACACTAGAACTGACCTGCGTCCTCTTCCTAACTCTAAGTTTGCTAACGATTTGTCTTCGGCTCAAGGTAATCTTAACGATCAATCGTTTGACCACACCACAACTATTCTACCTAATTCGGAACCATATCTTGAACAACTTGACAAGTGGACAAAAGGTGAAGCCGCTTTCCCGCGTTATTACACCCTTACTGCTGCTAGTAACAAGTACATCAGTGGTTGGGACCTGGCATCTCAGCAGTATCGCATCAAGTACAACCGTGAACTTGGGAAAGATGCTAGGCGGCGGGCGTTTGAAAACCAGCCTGCCGCAGTTCAAAGTGTCCTAAACTTTCATCCTACGGAGCGGAAACTGGAGCGAGCTAGAACTACTGACTTCACACCCCGAGCTTCTACTCTCGGTAATCCTCTACTCAAACGTGCTGCAGACATTACCTCTAACTATGAGTCTGCTGGCGCTGGCGGTTACAATGCTGTTAACCAAGGTGGTGAAGCTGGTGGTACTAAAGTCCCTGCAGGGTTCTACTCTGGTGATTTCAGAAACATGAAACAACACGGTGGTCGTGATCTAACCACAATGACTGTTGGTGAGATTATGGATCTTCAAGCTGATCCTGGTAAGTCCATGAGCAATGCTGAATGGGTTAAACAAGGTAAGCTTCACGCTGTTGGGCGTTATCAAATTATTGGTAGCACCTTAAAAGGTCTTGTAAAGCGTCTGGGTATTTCTCGTGATGAGAAGTTTACACCCGAGTTACAAGATCGTCTTTTCTTATCTCTTCTAAAGAGTGGCGGTCCTGGCCAGTGGGTTGGACTTAAAAACGCTACACCAGAAGAACTTGCAATACTTCGTCGCGCTCAAGGAATGCTATGACATTAGAACAACAAAGAATTGACGCGACTTCTATGGTAGCCAAAGAGCTACGTGAACGAGAAGAGAAACAGCGTCAAGAGGAAGAACAACGTAAAGTTGAACAAGCTCAGTTAGAGCAAGAGAAAGCAGCTGTTGCTGAACGGGAAGAGTCAAAAAACACAATGAACATGTTTGAGCGGGCTCAAGCAAACATTGATGATATGCGGGCTGCTAAGAAACAAATGCAGCCTAACCAATATGGTCCAAGTGAGAACGCTATTGAACTGATTGACTCAGTTAAAGGCGGTCTTGCGAAGACTGCTAGTTCTGTCATGACGTTCCCAGAACGTGCATTCGACATGACGACTGGTGCATACCAGCGTGAAGTGGCTGAAACTGGTGAGTACAAGCCTGGGTTTGATCCCCTTGGGTTGTCTGACTACGATTCAGGTACCAAAACTTGGTGGGGTAAGCTCAGTGAAATGGGCATCCACTTTACCGGTATGGCTGGTGTTGTCAAAAAGGTTCCTGGCGTTGGACCGATGGTTCAAAGGGCTGGACTTAAGGGTGACTTAGCTGTTGGTTTTGTGTCTGATGCTCTTTCTTCTACTTCTCAAGAGGGTAACATCAGCCAAGAAATTTATGAATCTAAGCTGCTAGAACGTGTACCCCTTATGGGAGCTGTTCTACAGCCTGCTGTGGGTGTAGTTGCAACTAAAGATAGTGATCATCCTTGGCTCAAAACTCTTAAGAATGCTGTTGAAGGCATGGGTGCTGACGTTATTGTTAGTAAAGTTTTGCGTGGTTTTAACGGCGGTAAAGCTGTAGACGATGCCCGTAAAGCTGACGTTCAAAAGCAAAAGGATGACACCGCTATCGAAGAGATGACTGCATCTCAAGACCAGCGGGCAGCTAAAGAAGTTGAGGTTCAACAACTTGAGTCTGAAGTCTCTACGATGGAAGCTCGGATCAAAGGTATTACCGATGGTCCTAAAAAAGAGCAACTAAATCAACAGCTTGAAATCCTTAAAAACGATCTAGAGACTACTAAGCAAGAGCTGGAAAACGGTAAGTTTAGTGCTTATGTTAACCAAGAGATTGCTGACCCTTGGTTGGGTGCACCTAACTCTCGTGCTGCGTCTACCATTGAACTGGATAAACAGGCTAAGCGTCTAGATGACATTGGTGATACCCCTGGTATGGGTTCTACTGACGCTGTTTTTACACCTGCTCAAGCTAACCGTATGGCTACTCAGTCTGGTCTGCTGGACACAGAGCTGGAGAAGATGGGTCGTGAGTTGCTGACTGATACGAAATACCAGAAAGAACTCGCTAAAGCTAAGGCAAAAGGTCAAACCTTTACTGAGCACTACAAGTGGCATTTTGACCGAATGCAAGAAACTATGGGTCGCCACGCTACTGCTGTAGATGCAGAGGATTTTTGGAAACCATTCTTTGATGATCCTGCTAATGTTATCGGTGATGAAGTAGTTTGGAAATCTAAAAATGTAATTTCTGCTGACCTTGTTAACGCTTCATTGTTCTCACAACTGCGTGACCTGGGTATTGCCAGCCGTGAGTTGGTAGATGTTGCAGACATTATGGACACCGATGGTCCGATGAAGACCATTGCTGACCGTCTGATTGTTGGTTTAACTAACGTTAAACGTTCACGTTATTATCAATCTGCTGAGTTTCGTGCTCTACAAGGTATAGAAGTAAAGGAAGCTGAGCTTAGGAATCGTACTGAAGAGATCCGCGTTGAGTCGGAGTTCGCAGTCAACACCATGATGGAGATGGCACAACGCTCAGATAACGATGCCTTGGCACGTGCTCTGGCTGAAGCATTCTCCATGAGCAATAAGATCCAAAACTGGAAAGACCTTGACGCTTACATGCGTACCCGTCTGACTAGCATGGGTGTTAACGCTAACACTGGTCTGATGATTAAGGAACTGCAAAGTGTAATGACACACAGCATCCTTAGCGGTCCTAAGACGCCCTTGCGGGCTATGATGGGTACCAGTACTGCTGCACTGTTGCGTCCGGCTAACACCGTTCTTGGAGCTGCTATGCGTCGTGACTGGGATAGCTATCACGCTAACCTTGCTACGATTAACGCATTTACGCAAACTATTCCAGAAGCATTTAAGTTGTTTAGGACTAACCTGAACTCCTACTGGAATGGAGATGTAGCTAACATCAAAACTCGTTTCCAAGAGGCTCAAACTCGTTCTGCTGATGAGTGGGCATTTTATGGTGACTGGGTAGAAAGGAATGGTAATCTGGGTGACAAAGCCGCTTATCACATTACTAACATTGCTCGTGGTCTTAACAACAGTAAGTTTTTGACGTACAGCACCTCTATTATGGGTGCTACTGACGATGCTTTTAAGTTGATTATGGGTCGTGGTCGTGCACGTGAAAAGGCGATGCGTCTTGCTCAAGACCAAACCAAGAAAGGTATTGTACCAGAAGTTACTCCTGAGTTGCTTAGGAAGTATGAAGATAACTTCTATGATGACCTGCTTGATATGGATGGTAACGTTGATATTAACAGCGACACCTTCCTCAAGTCTATGGTTGAAGAGGCTACTCTTACTAAAGATCTGGACAACCTGGGTAAGGCTCTTGAAGATCACTTCACTAAGATGCCATTTACCAAACCGTTCTTCCTGTTTGCTCGGACCGGTATCAACGGTCTAATGGTCAGCTACAAGAACATGCCTGGCATTGGTCTGCTGCACAAAGAGTTCTACGATATTAACAGAGCTACGCCTGATGACCTGATGGCTGTGGCTAAGTACGGTATCACAACTGCTGAAGACCTAGCTAACGCTAAGGCTATGTACGCCGGTCGTCAAGCGGTTGGTGGTGCTGTGACTAGCATGGCTGCATTCCATTATATGAATGGTGGTCTGACTGGCAACGGTCCTCAAAACCGTCAACAGCGTCAACTATGGCAAGATACTGGCTGGCAACCTCGTAGCATCAAGATTGGTAATACCTGGGTTAGCTACGATTCCTTTGAACCGTTTAACCTGTTGTTTGCTACCATTGCTGACATTGGCGACAACATGAAGCTAATGGGTCCGCAGTGGGCAGAACAAAACCTTGCTACCGTTGCACTGGCTGTTGCTGGTACTGTTACCAGTAAAACCTACCTGAGTGCATTGACTCAGCTTGTGGATGCTCTGTCGTTTGAAACTAAAGGTGGTGAAAAGATCCTTGGTCAGCTTATGAACAATACCGTGCCGCTGGCTGGTCTTCGTAATGAGCTGGGTAAAGTTCTTAACCCTAACATGCGTGAAATAAACAACAGCATCGGTGAAACTCTGCGTAACCGTAACCTGATGTTTGAAGAAGGTCCATTCCAGATGCCTGTCAAGTATGACATGCTGAACGGTGAACCAATCCGTGAATGGAACTTTATCGAGCGTATGTGGAATGCCTTGAGTCCGGTTAACCTTAAGATGGATGACAGTCCTGGGCGGGAATTGCTGTGGAACAGCGGTTATGACCTGCGTTTGACTGCTTACACTACTCCTGATGATGCTTCTATTTCTTTGAAGGATCACCCTCAACTGCGTTCTTACTTCCAACAGGAACTTGGTCGTTTAAATCTTGAAGGTCAGCTTAATGAGTTGGCTAAAGATAAACGTATTAAAGAGTCCGTCAAACTGTTTAACGAAGATGTTCGGATAAACAGCGGTGTTGATCGTCGTTTGGACCCAATGGAATCTTATCATCATAACTTGGTGATTAAGAACTTGTTTGAAAGTGCACGTAAAAAAGCTTGGGCTAATGTGCTCAAGAAATACCCAGAAGAAACTGCACCTCTGTATGCAGAGGATCGGCGGCTTAACATTCTTACTGAACAAAAGCTGCTTGAAAGTAAGCTTCTGAATATGCCCAAATAACCCACCCATTTCCAACTACTTACTAGCGTAATGGCTTATCCCGAAAATACATACACCGGGAATGGTTCACTTACAACCTATTCCTTTACATTTCCATATCTCGAAGAGTCAGACGTTAAGGTAAGTCTTGACGGTGTTGACCAAGCTACAAGT